AACACATTGCACCAAGTTCCAGTAATGTACGGCGATATGGATAGACAGGCCGCAACTATTATGAGACAGAACAGTGAAAACGTAGTGCAGGCAGTGCCGCGTATTGCTGTGCATATCACTGGACTACAGTTGGATCGTACTAGATTAGGCGACTCCAGTTATGTGGGCAAACTGCATTTTAGAGAGCGTGACATAAACGGCATCGAATATACCAGCGGACAAGGTCGCAACTATACTGTTGAGCGTTTAATGCCAACTCCATTCAAATTAACAGTCAAAGTTGACATATGGGCCAGTAGCACTGAACAAAAATTACAATTAATGGAACAAATACTAGTGTTGTTTAACCCAAGTTTGGAATTACAAACTACTGACAATTATATCGATTGGACAAGTTTAAGTGTTTTAGATTTAACTGACTTGACATGGAGCAGTCGCAGTGTGCCGGTGGGCAACGACAGTCCTATAGACATTGCAACATTGACATTGGAAACTCCCATGTGGATCAGTCCGCCTGTCAAGGTCAAAAAACTTGGTGTTATTACAAATATCATTACCAGCATATATGATGGCATTGGTACAGAAAATTATGGATACATAGACGGCCTCGGAGTTGATAATACCAGTAACGGTCCAAGTTTGGGTTCAATTCTAAACACACAATCCACAACCATCAGCGGCGGCTTTGGAATTTTGGCCATCAACGGACAGATACAATTATTAAATCCCGGAGAAAATTCCACTGCTGATAACAGCTCGTTGGCAATTCCAGCTAAACAGGGTGCGCCGGCTGACTGGTTATCATTGCTGGATCAATATCCTGGCAAATACATTGCTGGAGCTAGCCGCATTTATTTGATTCAACCCACTGGATACGAAGTATCTGGTACATTTGCTGTTAATGCATTGGATTCAACCACATTGTCTGTTACTTGGAATGTGGACACGTACCCGGGCAACACCACAATTACAAGTTTATATCGTGCTAGTCCTGGAACATTTGATGCTATCATTAATCCACTAACATTTAGTCCAGTGGACAATGTGCCGGTGGCTGGTAGACGTTATTTGTTAATAGACGATATAGGTGATGCGCAAACAAATACCAATACTAATAACTCAGTGGCGTGGGGAACTTTAATTGCCAAGGCCAATGATATTATAGAATACAATGGAACAGCATGGACTGTTGTATTTGATGCGGCTCAGAATGCAGAGAACTTGATCTATCAAACGAATATATACACTGGAGTTCAATACAAATGGAACGGAGTTTCATGGGTCAAGAGCTTTGAAGGTGAATATAGGGCAGGTGCATGGAGACTGGTACTGTAAGAGATCGCATTGTTTGTAGTGGCGCATTAATATACGCTAGAAATACTCACAGATTTTTACTATTGCAAAAAGCCACAGGCAAACACGCCGGCACTTGGGGACTTGTGGGTGGCACCACTGTTGAAGGTGAAAATCCCTGGCAAGGTTTACAACGTGAAATTGCCGAAGAAATTGGCGCTATACCCGACATCAAGAAAACACTTCCTTTGGAAACATTTGTCAGTAACGACTTTGTATTCCATTTTCACACATACTTGTGTGTGGTTGAAAATGAATTTGTGCCAGTGTTAAGTTTGGAACACAACGGCTGGGCATGGTGCGCTATGGATGCGGCTCCTAAACCCTTACATCAAGGACTGCGAACCAGCTTTACCAACCGTGCAATACGCACAAAACTCCAAACTGTATTTGATATTGTTGATTTAATATAGTCACATTTCGTCAGCTGTATTTTTTTTAACAGTAAATATCACACAGTTAATTAAAGGGTGATATATGTTTGAAGAAGAAGATAATCCACGAGGATTAATGGTAAAAAAAGTTGCCAAAATCTTTCCTACCTATTTGCTAGGCTATGACAACCCGGATTTTGTAGAACAAAATAAAAAAATTATTGAAGTTTTAGAAAAAGAAGCATTTACACCCGGGCCACGGCAACCGTGGCAGACATTAGACAATCATTTGGAGTTACGCACGGAATTCAACGATCTGTTTGGCTGGATACATACTTGTTTGGAAGACTATCGTAGAACATTTATGTACAATTGCGATGAATTTAAAATTGTCATAGCATGGGCAAACAAAGCAAATCAGAACGGGGCACATAGAATGCATGTCCATCCCAACAGTTTTATTTCAGGAGTATATTATGTCTCTGAAAATCCTACTCCAACAATGTTTGAAGATCCAAGATATCAAATTCGCAGTGGTTTTACAGTTGCCAGTCATTCTTTAATGGCTTCCAGCGTATTCGAGGGACCGTCTGATCAAGGAGCTTTAATTCTATTTCCGTCATGGTTACCGCATTTTACAGAGTCAATGCCGTTTGAAGGCACTAGATATACGATTTCTTTTAATGTTGTTCCCGGCGGCAAAACAAATAAAGGTAGTTTGACAGAGTTTAATTATTAATATGAACACTAACGAACTTAATTTGTTGCCTAATTTGTTAGATAGGCAGATAGTGGATATAGTACATAAAAAATTATTAGAATGCCCTAGATGGATAGTGGTCACAAACCGTGTTGATATTAACCAGTTTCAAAAACGATATAATGCAACCGATGGCGGCTTAATATTGTGTTCTTACGAGGACAACGAAGGAGATTTTAAGTTTTCTCCGGACAACAACGAAGATCCAATTTTTAAACAATTAAATTTTTACGGCGATTTAATTTTAGATTTGTGTTTAAAGTCTTGTACAGAAGATACTATATTTGAAAAAATGCCTGTGTTTAAAAATGCAGAAGTAGTTAGATATTTTTGGAATTATTACCATAATACCAGCAGAGGTGATTTTCACATTGATTCAAATAAAGATAATCACTGGAGTGTAGTTATATATTTAAATGATTGCCCCGAAGGTGGAACTGTATTTGTGGATGACGAAGGAAATAAAACAACTGTTCCACATATCCCCGGCAACGCAGTAATTTTCCCAGCTTCAATGAAACATTACGGACTATTACCAAACCCAAATAATCACAGATGCTGTTTGAATATTTTGTTTAAAGCACATAGGATGAAAAATGTAGTACTAGTTAGTAACGAACTGCTATCTTCTACGGAATTAGAAAATGAATAATAAATTAACAGACTTTATTGTAGTAAAAAATGTAATACCAAAAGACGTTTGCGAAAAAGTTATTGAAATGACTAAAGATGTTGCTTGGAAAAAACACGAATGGTATAGTACAGAAACAGATGATAGTATGTCTTATAAAGAGAAAGAACTGGATGTATTATTTCCAACACCAGACGTATCGCAACTAGTGTTTGAATATGTTGTAAAATCGTTTTGTGAGTATGAATCAGTATGTAAACAATTAAGTACTGAAACTAATTTTAATCAAACAATTGGTCAATGTTGTGGTATTAGACTCAATCGATATAACGAAAATACTCTAATGCGGCCACACTTTGATCACATTCATTCGCTATTTGATGGCCAACAGAAGGGAATACCAGTACTGTCGCTAGTGGGAGTGTTAAATGACGACTATGAAGGCGGCGAATTAACGTTCTTTGACGATTATAAACTAGATTTAAAACAAGGAGACGTTGTTGTTTTTCCTAGTTGTTTCTTATACCCACATAAAGTAAATGAAATTACAAAAGGAACTAGATATAGTCTAGTTAGTTGGGGTTGGTAATTTATGAAGACTGTTTATTATGCTCCGAGAATGGAAAATTACCAGTTACCATTTGATCATCCATTATTGGATGAAGTAGCGTATATTCAACCTGTACCATTTTTAACTTATTTTAAAGACAGTTATTCTCAACACACGTATGCCGCTTGCCCTGCGTGGAAAAATTCATTTAAAAACAGCTATGTATTCTTTTCTCAGGAAGATGTAGAAATCAATTACAATAAAGAAACAGGCGTTGTACAAGACAAGTCGTTTAATTACTGTATGTTTGATGAAGCAAATGAGTTAATAAACGAGATTGTGCCGTTTGGTAATAATCGTCGACAAAAAGAACCTTCTGTATATAACGGCGTAGCTGTGGGGCAACTAAATCAACACTTGGTATTCTGGCCTAAAGATGAAACTGTTAAAAACATGTGGTTGGAAATACAACCTATTCCTGATATGATACGCACACACAATGCTGAACTGATAGGCGGAGAGTTTCCTTTTAGTCGATGGTTCAGACCTTCGCTATTTGCATTTAAATTTCATGCTGAAAAAACAATATTCAAACGCGGTGATCCTCTAGGCATTATCAAGTTTAAAAATCTTGACAATTACTTAGAAGATATCAATTTAGTAAGAGCTGATCCTAGCGATACTCTAATAAGACGTATCAATAGTCACACTCGCTTAAAAAACTATTTGCCAGGTAAATCCTGGTCGTTGATCAAAGATGCTCCTGCAAAGTTGTGTCCTTTTAAGAGATTTTGGAAATGAAGATTGATTTATTTTCAATACCTGTGTTTATCGATCAAGTTGATTTGACTAAAATTGAAATTACACAAAGTAGTTTTGATCCAACCTGGCACAGTAATACTCCTAGTAATTATTTGTATCAGCCCGGCATGCATCCAGAAACATTTGACTATCTAAGCGGTATTATCGACAAACATTTGCGTTCTACAGGCAACTATAAAAATCCAACTATCGGTGCTATATGGCGTAATAATTACAGTATTACGGATACCCAAGAAGTTCATATTCATGCAAAATATCAATGGAGTTTTATAATTTATGAAACTGTTGCTGAATCTAAAACAGTATTTTTAAATCCTGCTTGGAAATCAATAGAATCTCAGCTTGGGCCATATGCCGATAGTTTTGTTATGAGTTGGAAGCCTGAAGTTAAAGCAGGCACTATGCTAATTTTCCCCAGTTTTTTAGAACATTTTGTATTGGCTGGCAATGTTGGTACTACTATTGCAGGTAATATCAGTCTTGAATACATCAATACAACGGAAATACTATGACAACATTACATAATTTATTTCCAACACCAGTATTACAAGTGTCTGCTACTATTGAAAACTATGATCCAGTTCAGTTAGAAATACAAGCCGCTTGGAAAACTATACAAGAAAACAACGACTTTACCACAGTATCTTATTTTTGTAAAGAATCTCAAGAAGTATTGTCTGCTAAAACTTATAATTTTATTGAAAAATACAATTGCAAGCATTTAGAAACACGTATATACGAAGCAGTTGACCAATATATCAAACAAATTGGCTGGAAAGCCACATGTGATGGATTTGTAATTAAAGACTCTTGGATGAACGTTATGGATAAGGGAGACTCCCATACATTGCATTGTCATCCAGGCTACACTATATCAGGAACATATTATTTTAGAGTAAGCGGTCAACAAGGAAGCATTAGATTTAACAATCCGAATGCGCTGATGTTTTATTGCCAGTTTCCGCAAGGGCATGTGGCTCCGCAAACTACGGATATAGTGCCAGATGATGGTGACGTGATATTATTTCCCAGCTGGCTAGTGCATGGCACACAGAAAAATTTAACTAACGATCAACGCATCAGTATTGCTTTTAATTTAGATCCTGTTAATTTAGTTGAAAATCGAGTAATGGGACTAGTGAAAGCCAGTCATATTCCTGCTAACAAAACAATACCCAGTATAAAAGAACTGATTAAGGATTTCCCTCGTGGATTATAAACTATTTCAGTCTAGTTATATTGCAACCAATCAACAGGCATTTATAGACCAATGTGAACAAATTAAATTGTTGTTCAACGGAGAAGATACCACAGCAAACTATTACAAATATAACTTATTTGCGGCTACCGCTGGATCTACTCATTTTTATAATCTATTCAAAGAGTTGCGTGATATTATTCGAAAAGAAATTCCCGATAAACCCTTATGGTTTCAAGCATGGGTCAATTTACATACAGAAAATAATGTATTAGATTGGCATAATCATGCGTGGGATTATCACGGATACATATCAATTGATCCAAAAGACACCGCAACTGAGTTTAAAGATTATATAATAACAAATAAAGTAGGACAAATCTATTTTGGGCCTGGCGGTAGATTACATCGTGTCAATGTCGTAACTCCGTATGTTGGTGATAGGATAACTATAGGATACGATATAACAACAGAACCTATTATGGATACTGGTTGTGCCGGATTATTTCCACTATTATGAGAACAAACTTATGCCAATGATGAACCTTTTTCCAGTACCGCTTTATAGAGATCATGCTACTACTGGTAACTATGACCCAGTTCAGTTAGAAATTCAAGCCGCACTAAAATACATTAAAGATAATGACGATTTAGAAAATGTATCTTACATTTATAGAGATTCAGCCGCAAGAAAACAAGAAAATCCATTAGGCGGATTTTTTATCTCTGATGATTTAATTGGCAAACATAAACTAACTAACTTAGAAGCACGTATACACGAAGCATTGGATCGATATCTCAGCGCAGTAGAATGGACAGTAATTGTTAATAACCCTGATCCAGTAGTGCCAAATCTTAAAGGCGGCAATTTTAAAATTATGAATTCCTGGATCAACATTGCTGAAAAAGGTGTTAAACACGACTACCATTCTCATCCGGGTTATACTATAGCAGGTGTTTATTATTTTAGAGTTAGTGACAAACAAGGTGGCATCTGTTTTAATAATCCCAATATGATGATTTATAATTGTGGATTTCCAGAAGGCCGTATGAGCCCACAGAGTATTGAATTAATTCCTAAAGACGGCGATATTGTGTTGTTTCCCGCATGGTTACAACACGGTACTATGGAAAACACCACAGACGAAGAACGCATTAGTATTGCATTTAATATTAATTTTATTCCTCCAGCAAAATAAGGAAATATCATGTCTTTTAAAAAAACTATAGAATTTGAAGGTAAAAAAATTGTTGTTTACGAAAACGTTTTTAATAGACGACAAAATATAGAAATATATCACAATGTTGTCAATTCAGAATTTGTTAGATCAAACATAGATGTGTATTTGCTAAACAACAAAGATAGAGATGTCAAATGGAAGAGCGTTATAGATTCTAATTCCGCTTTATCTCATACCATTAATCCTAGATATGCGTCTGTTATAAGCGAAATAAATTGGGGCAAGGCCGAATGTCGAGATCAATATATCAATTATGGTGGTCCTACCACTGTTGACGTTATTCATTCAGACACTGCCGCTGAAGAAAAAAATGTTTGGAGCATTATACATTATGCAAATCACACATGGGATGTTAATTGGCACGGCGGCACAAATTTCTACAACGATGATTGTTCTGATATAATTTATTCAGCTATAATCAAGCCAGGAAGTTTAATTGTGTTTGACCCTACGATTCAACATTCTTCAACAGCTCCGTCCATGCTTGCAGAATATGCTAGATATACAGTTGTTACAAAAATTTCAGTCGGCCAATAATTTATTTTTTTAAATGACTACGATTTTTAAACTGCTCGTGCATTGCTCTTTCATCTAACTCGCTGAAAAAATCTTTTAGGTCAGGGTGCGGCAGAAGCGGATCTTCAATACATCTGTCTTCTCTCAGCTGTTCATTGATGGCACAACGATTCAATCTATAATTAAAGGATAACGTAATACGAAATCCTTCACTCGGTAGTTGTCCATAATGCCAAAAATACGAAGGAAAAAATACTGCACGATTTAATTTCCAAGCTGTTCTTGCAATTTCATTGGGTCTTTGCAAATCTCCATTGTCGTCCGGAACTGGATTATCAAAAAATACAGTGTCGCCGTCAAGGCCGTCAAGATAATACACCATAGTCCACATGTCTACTTCGGACCAGTCGTAGTGTAATCCTAATTCTTCTTTGCTGGGCAGTGTGCCATTAAAATGTACACGATGAATATTAACCACCTGGCCATCTGGTATCAGTTTTGGCATAATTTCGTCCTGCCACAAATCGTTAAATACATTGCAAATACCTTCGTGATCTCCTGGAAATGGCCCACGCAAGCCTCTATGTGTGCCTGCTTGTGCTACCCATAAAGCAAAAAATCTTTGGTAGTCTAATCGCGTGGCCGCAAGTCCGTATTTCCATCGTTGTGCTTCCAAAATACGTGTACGCCAACTGTTAAACAACCACTCGGGTGCAACATCGTCTACAACAAATATTTTATTAGGGTCTATTTTAGGATTAAAGTTTTTCATATGTTTTGTCTCGTACGCCTACATTAAATACCATAGTAAGTCGGGGTTCAATTGATTGATTTTTAGGAACTCGGTGCATTGCCCACGATTCCCATAATAAAAATAGTCCAGGTTGCGGGTCAATAATAATAGTATGGTTGGGACTAATAGTGATAATTTCTCCTTTGCTACTATAACTAGATTCTTCCAAATAGTTTAACCAGGATGAATTGGCAGTTCTTGGCGATTTAAATTCCAACGCAGACGAATCAGGAGGAGTTTGTAAATAGATAATTCCAGATAGTAGTGCTCCTGGATGAGTATGTGGGGAATGTTCATCGCCTGCAATCATTTCACTTGCAAATAAAGACACATACAGCTCGACTGTTGGCTTTAATTTGAGTTTATTTTTAGCAAGATAATTGTATGATTGTTCTAGTATATAGTCTATAAAAAATTTAAGTTCTAATTCAGACGCTAGTCCAACTCCGTCTGAATATGTATTTTTATAGTTCCACTCATTCGTCAATTTTGACGGGTCAGACAAAAACTTCCTCGCTAGAGGAAGTAATTGTGTTGCTAGTCTTTGATTTTGAGAATAGTTTATATTTAAGTTATAAAGTACTTGTTCATCCATGTACCTATTTATTGGCTGGAATCTTTAACTGCTTTGATTGTGGCGTAAAATTGACTGGTTTTTGCATCAGGGCCTAATAGTCCAGCATCGATGTCTTTGTACAACATATCCAATTGGTCTTTCCAGTGAGGATATACACGGGCACGTTTGCCTGACATGGCTTCGTAGTCTGCAAGATTCTCTGCATGTTCAGCTTCAACTTCGGCCCATGTGGGTAATTCATTTTGAGCTTGTTCCCATGTGTATGAATTTCCTGGCAGTCCAGTCCACTGATCCACTGCTTTCATTTCTTCAGACGCTGTTAAATCTCGAAAATCCAACGCATGATATTCTTCTTCTGTGCTAAAACTAGCACTTCCGCTAAATTCAAATCTGCTGTTTCGTTTTTTTAATAAATCTTCCAACGCATGACCTCTGAAAGGTGCTTTTAATTGGTCATACAAATGTGTTTTGTCTAATAATGCCATTTTGGTTATCCTTGATTATTTTAATATCTGGTTAGGTTACCTGAGTTCACTACAAAGCGATCAAGTTCCCATACTTCTAAAATGTTGTTTTCCCAACCACCATTGCGTGTTTGGCGGCCAATGCCAGCATGTACTCTAGCTGGGCCATTCCAGTTGGCGTGATATATTCTAAAACTGTGTGGTTGAGTTGGGTATGCTGGGTGTACTGGTACCAAATAGTCCACATTACACATCCAATACAGATCGCCAGTGTCGTTTTCAAGTGTTGCGTGGTGTCCTTGGTCCATGACACGCACCCATCCAGCACTTGGTGTATTACGATAAATGGCCGCGCCGGTGCCTTGTGCGCCGCCGCCTTGATCATCACATATTGTCTGGTAGCGTATTCTGTACCAGTTGTTGGCATTGGCAGGTACGCCCATGTCAACTTGCGATCCTGAATACTGCCACTGTGGTCCAAATCCACTGCCTGCACTAAAGTCTCTGCTTTGTGACGAAGTAAATCCCACTTTGATAATTCCTTCAATGCTGGGCTGGGTAAACCCATCTGCATTTACTAGTCCTGTTCCTGTTATACTTGTTGGCATATTAATATCTCGTTAAGTTAGTAGTTTGGGCCATGTCGCTGTCTAGTTCCCAACATTCCATCAAGTTGGCTTGCCATCCTGCTTGTCGTAGATCAGCACCAATACTGCAATTGATTCTCATTGCCACATCCGGATGTCGCCTAGCATACATTCTAAACGAATGTACTTCACCGGGATAAGTCTGATGCACTGGAGCATAAAATACTGTTCTTATAGTGGTGTAAAAATCTCCAGCATTATTATCGTAATTGGCATGCCAGCCCGGATCTAAAATTCTTTCCCAGCCCGATGTGGGTGTGTTTCGATACAGGGCCATACCACTGCCCCCATTACTGGGCCCCCAATCGTCAGTGTCTGTATAGAATTCTATGCGATACCAGTTGGTAGACTTGGCTGGAACACCCATGTTAATTTCTGCACCGGTCACATGATCCCAATTACCTGATTGAATCACTTGATCCACTGTGGTGCCACTGCACATACGATGTTTGACCACAACTCGATTACGAGTTTGCACCAATCCACTGTTGTAGGTAACACCTGTTCCTGTTAAACTTGTTGCCATAATTAAAACCTCGACATTGCGCCGGTAGTAGCGATGCGATCACCGTCTATTTCCCACACTTCGTATATGTTATTTTCCCAACCGTTACGGCGGAGATCATTACCAATACTGCAATTAAAACGGATCTGCCCGTTGTCATGCTTGTTGAATCCCAAACGGAATTGATGTTGCTGAGTTTGAAACGAAGGATGTGTTGGCACCCAGAAAATTCCTTGATTTTGTCTGTACCAGTCAGCATAGTTGTTATCGTAACTGGAGTGTGATCCCTGTGCTAGAACTTCTTGCCAGCCCGAACTAGGAGTCCAACGTTCAATGCGAAACCCCATACCGCTGACGTTACCGTCATTGTCATCGGCGCATGTTTGGGCAAATATTCTATACCAGTTGTTGGCCTTGGTTGGAACGCCCATATCGACCTGCGCTCCATTTATGAGTCCGCTGGATCCGTCTGGTGTACCAGTGACTTGATTAACAGTGGAGCCACTGCCAAACCTAATTTTCACAATTATGTTGCTGTTTTCTTGATCTGTTGTGGTAGCGCCAGACGAATATTGGTCAAATACGGGAGCGCCGTGGCGTACTGATGTTCCTGTTATGCTTGCCATGTTATCCTACCTTCCTTTTGAGTTCTTCGATTTGTGTTTGTTGCTCTTTGATTGCTTCAATTAACAAAGCAACAGTGTTGGCATAAGCAACTGACTTCATTCCTTCTTCGTCAGTAAACACCAACTGAGGAACAATTGCTTCTACTTGCTGAGCAATAACACCAATCTCTTCACGGGTTTGTCCAATACGATTGAACAACACACCTTCCAATTGTTGTACCAGTGCCAATGCACCAGTGATGGGTTTTATATTTTCTTTTAATCTAGCATCTGATGACGCAGTAACAATTGTTGATGTCAGTGTGCCAGTGCCTGGATTGAAAGTCAACGCTGTGGCAGTGAGCTGGGCCTGATTACTTGAGCTGTTTGACGTAACAAATGTTGGATAATATGTGCCGGCTGTTGCAAAAGCACCAGTTGTTGCAGTGTTTGTGGCATTGGTGGCTGTGGTTGCACCGCTGGCAGTGCCAGTCAACGCACCAACGAAAGTGGTTGCATACGCTGTACCACTAATACCTATGCCGCCTGTGACTAACACAGAGTGTGCCACGTCAGTGGTTGTTGTACCTTGGCCGTTACGTGTGAATGTTGTTGCATTATTACTTGTCAACGTAGTGAATGTTCCAGCGGCACGTGTTGTTCCGCCAATAGTCATGTTATTGATAGCACCCACATCAGTTGGATTAATTGTAACAGTGGATCCAGTAGTTGGACTGGCTGTTATGCCGCCCGATGCAGTGATTAAGCCAGTAAACGTAGCAGTGGTGCCCGCAAATGCACCGCCACCGTCCAGTCCAACGACCCAGTTTGTTCCGTCTGAGCGACAAGTAACAACTGAGCCACTGGACAATGCCAGTGTGGTGCTGTTACCTGGAGTAGTTGGGCCTACGAAAAATCCGCCCCCGCCTGTGGTGAATACCAAGTTTACTGGTTGAGTATTTGCATTATAAAATGCTTGTGCTTGCCCACGGTATAAAACTGGATCACCGATTGTAACGTTGTACGTTGCACTACCTGTAATTTTAGTAAACAAACCGGCATCAGGCGATGTGACGGTTGCCGTTGTAGTTGTTGTAGTTTGCGGTACAACTGTTTGATATCGTGCCATATTTTATCTCTCTTTAATATTAACTTGTACTTGTTTCAATACCGTACACTGTTGCATTTACAGCAGAACCGGCGCTGGCCAAAGCCACAACGTTTTGTCCTGCTTGCAACACCAAACCAGTACGCTCCAGCACGCCTTTTGCTGGTATAACTGTGGTGTATTCAATCCACTCGCTGGTACTGGGTGTAGCGGTGGTTGATAATGCTAACTGAACCGTCACTGATGACGCAGTAGTGTTGACAAGGTTCACTGAAAACACACTGTAAAATCCGTTAGGAACTGTGTATAATGTTGTGTTGCCTGTTGCAAGCTGTATGCTAGCTTGCGGTGTTGTAAATCGTCCTGTTGCCATGTTTATTTCTCCAAATTTTTATGGTTATCTCTGACTGAAGAATGCTAAAGCAACTGGTGCTCCATCAACTCCGCCTATAAAGTTCATCTTCGATATCACGTTAATTGCATTACCAGCTGTGTTTTCTATTGTGTTGTTAGAAAGTTTAATCTGTCCTGCTGTTAGTGTATTTACGTTCAAAGTGCTGGATCCGCCACCAATTTGAGCTGTAATATACGCTTTGATAGCTTTTTGTGTTGGAACGACACTGTCGCTGTTAGCAGTAAAGAACGGGTCAGTACTGAACTGTGTAATAATAGCTGATCCAACACCCAATGTTACCGCACCAAGTTGCAATGATTGTAAACCAGCCAAGTTAAATGCGCTGGCATTCAATGTTGCAGTACCAGTTGCTTGTGCTACTCCAAACAAGTTACCCACGTTGAAGTTACCGTCTTGGTCAGTTGAAGTAAAGAACACACGACCGCCGCCGCTGAATAATCCCTGATTGGCTGTGATGGCCAATGTTGGGTCAACGTTTGGATAGTTGGTTCTTGTGAAATTACCAGTACCAATGTACAAGAAGTCATGTCCAGTTAAACGAACTTGACTGTATTTCAATCGGGTAGTAATTAAATCATTGTGTGGCGGTGCAAGTAACACACTCAATGCTGGATTAATCTGGAATGTTGCTTGATAATTTCCAACAATACCGCCAGTAATTGTAACACTTACCAGTTTATACCACTGATTTGAGCCAGTGATATTTGCAAACTGCACGTTTGCACCAGCAGTTGGAACACTGTATAAATTACTTACAGACACAAAACTGCTTGATTGATACAAATCACTAAATCCGTCGCCTTGTACTGAAGCACTGGCAGTGGCATTGTTTGTTCCACGAGCACTTATACTTGGATTAGCTACAGCACCGTCTCCCAATCTCACACGTAGAGCGGCAGTGACTATTCTGTTTGGATCAGTTTGAGTAACAATCGGACCTGCACGATACATGCCAGATAATCCGCTTGCTGTGGTCAAGTTAACTGGTGTTGAACTGCCTGATGTAGCACTGACTTTGAAACTTGTGTTGGCAACAATTGTTGCACTGATCACATAGTAAGTTACATTGTCTAATAGACCTGCTGTTGAGCAACCTGTAAATTCTACTGGTTGGTTACTGGCCAAGTTGGTGGTGTCTCCAGTTAATATTGCATCGGTTGCACCGCCCGTTGCACCTGTCACAGTTCCTTTTGGATATCCGCTACCCGGTTCAGCTATACGTACTTCGTTGACAGAATTGCTTGCAACTTTTATACGTCCCAATGTTTGCGCACCAGTACGGATACTGGCCGCTACTGTACCACTTGTGTCGCTTACTGCTACCCATAATGGGTTGCCACTTGGATTTCCAAATGCTAAACCTTGCCAGTTACTTGAACTTGGCAATGCTCGTACTGTCCAGTTGATACCATCTGGGCTGGTAGCACAAACAGTAGTACCTTTGGCAATTGCCATAAACACACCTTGTCCGTAAGATATCTTACTCCAAGTATAGCTTGAGCTTAAAATACTGGTAGTTGTGCCAGTTGAATTTGGACATGCAAACCATGTAGTACCGTTGTTCACTGTGTATGCCACTGCACCGTTAACTGCTAGTGCAACGAATCGATTGTTACCATACGCAACGCTAGTCCAGTNGGTGCTTGCTGGTAAGTTTCCGCCTATTACCCATGTTGCAGGATTACCTGCGCAAGTAATTGTTTTATTGCCGCCACTACCGTTAACAGCAAGGAATACTCCACTACCGTATGCAATGCTGGTGTAGAATCCAGTAGCAGTAGCAACGTTGGTTGCGGCTGAACGATCAATCCAGTTGCCAGTAGATATAGGATCGGTAGTGCTAACAACACTTGATGTATTTGTTGTTCCGCCTACCGCAATAAACAATCCTGCGCCATATGCAATTGACAACAAATCAGTTTTTCCACTGCTTACACCACTACCACTCCACGCACTGGTAATAGTTGTTGGTGCATTGTACGCAATTGCGTTAGAACCGGTAGCAATTGCCACAAATCGTGAAGCACTGTCTGTGATTGTTACGGTTGGAATACTGTTGTATCCAATGCCCGAATTGACAATTGTAATACTGCTTACTCCTGCATTGGTCAACAATGCTGTGCCAGAAGCTTGAGTACCAAAGTATTGTAATGTTGCTGTACCGTTGGTTGTAGTACCGCTTGTGTGAATCGGGCCGCTGGATGTAAATGTTCCAGCAATTGTACATAGATAGTAGTTGGTTGTGCTACCGTTAACAAACGAATAATATGAGCTTAGAGTTGCTGTACCGCCTGAACTCCATACTGTTGCTGAAATTCCAGCAGGTGTACTAAATGCCACAGCAGGTGTACTGAAGTAATTCTTGCCCCATGCATTCATAGTAATACCAGTTACTCTATCAGTTACTACAGATATAGTTACACCACTGTTATAACCTGAACCCGGAATTGTAATAGTCAACGAAGCAATTGCACCGTTCAACACAGTGGCAACTGCAACAGCGCCAGAACCACCGCTAACTGCTGTAAACACAATAGTTGGAGGTGTTGTGTATCCAGTACCGCCGGTGTTGATTGTTATACCAACAACTTGCCCTGCCAAGTCTCCAGTGCCCAGTATTGCTGTCAGCACCGCGCCCTGGCCGCCAAATCCGCCAAGTGTGGCAGTAGCAACTGAGCCTTGTCCGCCTGAATAAACAATATCTTGCCATGTTGAACTTGAAGGCAATGCACCTCCAGCTAACCATGTTCTGCCATCAGTTGAATAATTACTTGTGGTAGCGCCGCTGGCCACTGCCACATAACGATTTGCACCGTATGCAACTGCTTCCCAAGTGCCAGTACCGATCAATGCTCTAGCAGTGGCAGTGTAACCTGGCTCAGTGTAGTTGATACGTGGTTCAAGAATATATGTGCTGGTTAAATCTGGCACGTTGTTGATTGGCCAACCTGCTACCACATGATCCCATCCTGCCGCATATAATGGCATGCCAATTTGGCCTGTAATTGTTGTACTGTTTACAGTTTGTGTATTGTTCACAGTCCATGTTGAGCCAGTTCCACTGCCTGAAATGTTAGCAACAATATATGTGTTNGCTGATACTCCGGTACCAGTCAGTGTCATACCAACATAAATGACTCCAGATGCCAGTGTACCAACAGTTAAAGTTTCTGCCGCAATACTGGATCCAGTCATAGAAGCCGCTGTACTTGTGGTTGTTGTTATTGCAGTGGTCAATGCCGTGCCGCCGCTGGTAGCAGACACAGTAAATGTGGTTGCTGAAGAAATAGCTTGCACAAAGTATAAAGTACCCACGGTTAAACCACCAACTGTACTGGCTGTGTAGAATGGCATTGTGGCAAATAATGTTGCTGTACTTGCCACAGTAACAGTACTTGGTGTGCCGTTTGTAGTTGCAGTAATAGTCAATATAGCAAAACTATCTTTGATTATCTTGGCTACTTTGCCGCCGTTTTCAAAACTTAAGATGTTGGCAAACTGACCTACTCCTGAACCTGCTGTGATTTGTATACGCATACCAGTGTATGCTGTACTCAATGCAGTGTCAGTAGCGGCTAAAACTATGTTACCAACGCTACTTAACTGTGCAGTGTTTGCCGCTGTGACATATTTTGTACCGCCAAAGCCGTTTGTGTCGTTCAAATCAATAATACGAGTTTCAAATACTGCGGCATCACGGAACTCGTCCGCTACTGTAGTAATACCATAGCCCGAACTGCTGATAGTAGGTATAGTATTGGTGTAATTGCTACCAGCATTACTAAACTCAAGTCTGTATATTAGATTTACAGCATCAGTAACCACGTTACTTATTAACGCTTGTGCAGAACGATTATTTAAGTTGGCCAAGATTGGTGTTTCGTATGTATCCACACCTTCAGCAATAACACCATATGTACCATATGAACTGTTGCCGTTAGTAGCTCGCATACGGCCGCCCAGTTCTGCCAAGTATCCAGCATAGCCATAGTAGTTGAACACTGAAACTAATTCAGTCAATGAACCAGAACCTGTACACCATACTCCAATACCATCGCTGATAATTGTTGTAAAGTCGTTCTTGACCATGGATTTGTTGCCGCCACTATGTAGGGCCGCATCAATCTTGGCGCCCGAGCAAGCTGTTCCAAACATGGTAACGTTTTGTGAGTAGTGCGAACGTGTGCTTACCCATACGTTGGTATCGTTGGGGCCAAAGCCCGGATCAAGAGCAACGAATGCTCCTGCTGTTGGGCGACTTGTGCCGTAAATGTTTGGAACTGTTAAAATTCCAGTCAATCCATTTAGTGTGCAATTACGTAACCCTGTTCCATTACGAACACGGAACATATCTGTTGTTTGTGAACCGCGTACTGCGTTCACATATAATTCAGACGCTCTCAATGTTTGATAATTGCCAGTGTATTGTAAATCATACACCATTGCATCAATGTATGCTCGTGTATCTCTCAAACAGTTTTCAAGCAAGTAATAATAATTCATGGTCAACGCACCGTTGCCACTAGTCAGTGTTATTGCAACAGCGTTGATTTGAGTTGCAGACACAGTGATAGTTGTTGTACTTGGCACTGTTAACACATAGTATGCTGTGTTGAGTGCAAGTCCGCCAATCATGCCGCCTGCTGTTACTGTCATTGTTCCTGAACCGCCTGAAACGGAAATTGCACTGCCGTTGTAAGAAGCACTCAGTGTAATTTGATTTGATCCAGCATTAACGTTGATAATATAATATGTTGAAGTATTAGATACTCCGCCAAATGTTGTTCCTGTCAATGATACTGGCATGCCTGTTACCATTCCGCTTGTACCACCAGCTGTCACAGTCAATACGCCGCCTGATGTTATAGTTGTTGCTGAAGTGACTTTTGTTGTTACTGCGGTAAATTGCACAGGATCGCCAATTGTTAAATTATGATTGGCACTGAATGTAATAGTGTTACCAGTGCTGGATGTTGCTGTTACTGCTCCGCCGTAACTGGCATCAATAAATGCACTGGCTTCATATGCTAAGAATTT